AGGAACCGGGACTGGTGCTGGCGTTGGCTGTAATTCTTCTTGTGGAGTAGGAGTAGGCGCTGGAGTGGGCGTAACAAGAGGTGCAACGGTAGGTGCTATTTCTGGCTCAGGAGTAGGAGCGGGAGTAGGAACGGGGGCTGGTGCTGGCTCTGGTGCGGGTGCAGGAGTCGGAGTCGGAGTCGGAGTAGGCGTGGGTGTAGGGGTAGGCGTGGGTGTGGGTGTGGGAACTGGCGTAGGCGTTGGAGCAGGCTGTGTTTTCTCTGCTACTGCCGTATCAACTGCTTTGCTAATTGTTGAAGTGTCAACATTAGAAGTGACTCTTGTATCAACATTAGTTATTGTGTTTTTTTGCGGGTTAATTATTATTCTTGCTTGCGGGTCATAAACAACAGATGTTCCTGCCTTAGTGTCAACGTCAACTTTTACTGTTGATACAACACCTGTAGGACTCATGATAAGAGCATCACCAGTATCCGCATTTACAGTAATAACAACATTTTCTCCAGCAGCAGTAGGAGTAGTTTCTGCTGCGTCTATTTGTTGTTGAGTTACTTCTATGCCACTAGGACTCACTTTACCAGAGGCAATGTTTTCTAACATTAGCCTGTCTCTGATAGGCATAGTCTCAATGTCAGCAGGAGTAAAGCTAGAAGCACTGCTAGTGCCGCCAAACATGTCGTACAAAACAGGATTAGTGTTTTGCAATTTAGCGGCTTCGTCTGTTGATATGTTTAAGTTTTGAGCAACCCGCTGTGTTTCAATTTTTACAGGAGTAGGCGCTGGCTGTGTAGAAGTGGATGTATCTACACGGCGAGGGTCTGTATCAGCAAACGCTTTTCTTGCTGCTTCTGCTGTTCCGGGGTCACCACCAGTTGTAGGAATCAGGTCAAAAGCAGGATTTCTAGTTGTCATGTCTGTCTGTGCTTTTGGCACTAATGACTGACCACCAATAAAACCACTAAGAGCGCCAGCAGAAATAATGCCAGTAGCAACTATGGCTGTTCTAATTTTGTCACTTGTACTTGCTGCTTCTCTAAGAGCAGCCTGTCCTGCTGGTGTTGCAGCAAGCCTAGCAAGTAATGCTTGCGTTTCTGCTGTAGCAACAGGAATCATTCCCGCACCAGCAAATGCTGTTGACGAACTTACATAATCTCTTTTTGCTGCATCATCAAAAGCAGTTAGTACATCTTGTGCATCCATAGGCACTTCTGCAACAGGCGTAGGCGTAGGTGCAGGAGCGAGTGTGGGTTCTGGTGTAGATGCAGGAGTAGGAGTAGGAGTACCAAGTTGACTAGCTGCTGTACTTAACGCACTTGTAATAGCGCCAGCAGTACCACCAGCAACAGCACCTCCAGCACCAGCACCAATGATGTTTGCAGTATTGGGACTTACATCTAAAGCATTTTTAACAGCAGAGGTTGTTCCACTACTAACAAGACCAGATAAAGCAGCTTTTGCTGCATCTTCTTCACTACCACCAGCGGCAGCACTTTTTACCGCAGAAGCACCAGCAGACACAATAGCATCCGTAACCGCTGGATGTCCTATAACATCGTTTACTGCTTTTGCAACTTCTATAGAGCCAGTGTTAACGGCAGCACCAACAACAGCGTTGGTCAATGCTTTATCAAGAGGCTGTCCTTGTGCAACTCCTGCTACGGTACTAGCAATAGCAGTACCAAGAGCCTCTGCCGTAGCACCAGCAGTTACAACTCCAGCACTAACAAGTTCTGCTGCAATAGCACTGCCAACACCGGGAAGCAAGAAAGATAAAGCTGCTCCACCAATAATCTTGAAAAGTTTGTCTTGTCCAAAATTAGCCTCAAATTCTTTTATTTTTTGTTCGTTAATTCCAGCCTGTTGTAATCCTTGTTTAAGTTTGTTGTTTACTTCAGTTAACTGAGCACTATTTAATCCTAAAGAACTTGATTCTTTGTAATAATTTTTGAATACTTCTGGGTCAAAATAAAGTTGCGCTCCAATGTCAGAAGCATTGTCTATTGTAAATTGTGCTGGATTGCTTTTTATAGCATTAGCAATTTCAATAGGGTTACTGTACCTATCACTTGCAGAAGGTACTCCATCTCCAAATATTAAATTTGCGGCAGCAACAGCAGAACCACCCGGAAAATTTGCTATCGTGTTAAAAGCCTCTAACAATTGTTGGTCAGTTGCGTTTGTTGGATTTCCATAAGAACGCCAATTTTGTACCGCGGTTTGTGGGGTAGTACCACTGTTAAAATAAGCACTGTAATCTGCTGCTGGCATATCAGACTCCTAAAGCTGCTGCTATTTGTTCGTGGATAGTCAGGTGTACGCCTAACCAGTCGTAGAAGTCTTCCTCTACTTTCCAGTCAGCATCTAGCAACTGAAACGGATTGTCAAGAACAAGAATAGAAGCTAGAGACTCATGCTCTTGGTTATGCACAAACAACCAGTCATCAAGGTTTTCGGGGCTGGCATCTGTTATAGGATACTTAGGGTACGTCACTCCAGTGTCGGTAATAATCTGGTGAAACAGACGATGCTGCACACCGTTCTCAAACAGCATCTCTGCTAGTCCATCCTTGTCGCCAAACTTGACGTAACTTAAAGCATCCATGTTCATGGCTTGTCTTTCTTAAATATCTCATCCCGCAGCAGGATGTAAATACGAAACAAAGTAAAGACAAGAGTTGCCCATAACACTGCATTTGATAGCGTGAAGTGACCCAAAATAGTGCCAACCCAGACAACTATAAGGTCTGTGAAAGAAGGGCTATGTGTATCTTGTTCCATGTCAAACAGCGTAGTAAGGCACTTTTACCACTGTGCCATTAAGGTCAAAATTAAAGAATCCAGCAGGCACTAGCAGCAGGCTAGACGTTGCAAAGGTTGCACTAGAAGATGTAGTGCTGGTCATGTTTGTAGTCTGCACGTTCACGTTACCACCAGTGATAGTCACACTAGTAGAGTTCTGCAAAGCCATGTTGCCAAGGCCTGTGACGTTGGCATTGGGTACGTTGGCTAGTGAGATGGTGACGTTAGCAGACAGGTTGCCGCCACCAGTAAGCAGTCCTCCTGCCAGCACATTGACCGTATTTGGTACTGCGCTAGGGACGTTGGCAATAGGTACTGTAGTCAGTCCTATCGTCACATTGCTAGTAAGTGGGCCACCACCAGTAAGCAAGCCAGAGGCTAAGACGTTGACAGTGTTAGGCACAGCACCCGGCACATTAGCCACGGGTACACTGGTAAGACCTACTGTTACGTTGGCATTTAACCTACCGCCACCAGTGAGTAATCCACTAGATAGAACATAGGTAGTGTTGGCAGTAGCGCCTACACTGTTGGCATCTAGGACAACAATACCCGTCTGACCATTGACAGACTGCACTGCATCTGTGTTGTCTATTTTTTGCCAGATAGTGCCGTTAAATAGGGCAAGGTCACCTACTTGCCAGTCAGTGATACCGTTAAGGTTAGTGCTACCAGCTACAGAAACGTAGTAGTAGTCACCCTTGTTTCCAACACTAGAGGTAAGCGTAGGCGTGTTTGAACTGGCATCCCATGTCCCTTTATAGACAAGAGCGCCAATAGCATTCGCAAAACTGCTTACCGTCTTTAACATTACGAACCGTCTCCCGGCGTGATGTACACCACAGCCGTGCTAGTGCTAGTCACACCTGTAAAGTAAGCGTTAGGAACAAAGGTAAGGATTTCATCTGTACCCGCAAGTAACGGAATACTGTTACCCGTGCTGGTGACAGCAGCCGCACTATTGCCTGCTTGTGAAGAGGTAGTGCCTATACCCATAAACACAGTCACAGAGCCTGCGTTGAGGATACGGTACTGGTTACCGCCTAGCGTGTTAGATATGGCCTGTACAGGCGTAGGAACGCTAGTAGCAGCAGTAAAGGCTACTGTGTTACCAGAAGGGCAGAAGGGTGCGCTAACGCTCATGCTTGACTCCAAGGAAGAGGTGGCGTGATGATAGGAGGGTTTATCAAGTCAGCAATGTTAAGACTGAGCCTTGACTCTATATCTGTTTTCTCTACACCACTTGCCCATATCCAACTTAATACGTCATCAAGGGTAAGGCTGTCGTAGTCTATGAAATTACCACCCTTGTAGGTGAAACCGCAAGAGCCATAGTTGGTAGAAGAGTAAGACTGGTCATCTTGCTCTTGGGTAGCCGTGCATCTCCAGTGAGCCTCTGTCACTACTTTTGTCTGACCTTCTGATTGTGGCAAGCAACGTAACTGCTCTACTGTCCAGTTGTATGTAGTCATAATTAACCTTTCGATTCAAGTGCCGTGATACGGGCGGTTAGGGAAGTGATAACGGCTTGCTGTTCTTGGATTGCTTTTATAAGCATTGGAACTAAAGGAGAAGTGTCAACTTGCCAAGGTATATCTATTGAACCATCTTCATGGTTTGTTCCTTCTGTAACACATTGCGGCGCTATGTCTTTTAATTCTTGAGCAACAACACCATGCTTCTCATGTCTTTTTGATTCAATCCAATCAAATGCTCTAACTTTAATTTGTAAAATAGTTGTTAAAGCAGTTTCAGCATCAACAATATTTTCTTTGAGTCGCTGGTCAGAAGTTTGGTTGTATAAAGTTAAACTTCCGTTATAACTAATTGAACCAACTGCTGTTCCGTTATAACGAAATTCTTGAAGTTGTCCAGTTGTAGTAGTGCGATTTAAAATTATGCAATTATCGCTTGTAGTAAGAACATCCAAACTTGCGCTGTTTCTATAGCAAAGACCTTTGCCTGAAGTTTGAGCATATAAATTTGTAAGTGTAGTCCCCACCAGCAAGTTACCGCTGGAGTCGATACGCATTCTTTCAGATGGAGTTCCTGTTGTACCACCCCCATTTGTTGTTGTTCCAAATGTTAACCCTCCACCTGATGAGCCGCTGTCCAATCCTGATATTAAAGCTGAACCGTATCCAGAAGTCCAATAGCTATTAGTAAATAACATTGCGCCTGCTGAACCAACAACGTTAGCGCCAAGACTTCTGCCGCCAGAAAAAATAACTTGATTTACTGCTGTTGCAGAATCTCCTGCAAAAACAGTTAATTTACTGCTTGGCGAACTCGTCCCTATCCCTACGTTACCGCTGGAGTCGATACGCATACGCTCAGAACCAGCAGTTGCAAAAGCAATGGGAGCAGACAATCCGTTAGACAAATAAAGCCCGTTAGCACCACCAAAGTTAGTAGTGTTTGTGCTGCTGTTTAATCCAAGCTGAGCCGTTGCACCATTAGTGTCATTGCCAAGTTGAAGATATGTGACCGCAGAAGAACCAGCATTTGTGTTGTAAATGCGTTGACCAAAATAAGTATTGGCGCTGCCTTGTACTTCAAATTTATACGATGTTGAACTTACTCCTAAACTTACGTTTGTGCCATCAAACACAAAAGCACTACCAGTAGTCAGTACCTTGCTGCCGTTAAGGTAGGCTACCCCGTTAGCTGTGCCGTATGACAACGTAAGGCTTGTAATCACCGTACCGTTAGTGATGTTGTCAGTAGTGATGTTGGCAGTGGTTACGTTAGCGGTTGTAATCGTTGACGTAGTGACTGTCTCAGTACCAATAACGGCGGTAGTAATGTTTGCCGTAGTTACGTTAGCAGTAGTGATAGACACGTTTGTTAACGTGACATTGCCGCTGCTGATAGTGACGTTAGCCAACGTCATGTTGTTAAGCGTAGTCACGGTGTTACCCAACTGGATAGCCGTGTTACCTAACGTAATGACAGTATTAAAGTTGCTGTCAAGCTGCGACAACGGGATAGACGATGTTGCCGTACCGAATGTATATGGGACTGCCATTTAGAACCTCACTCTCAATTCATGTTCAAACTCAAACGTGTTGTACACAAAGCTGGCGCTGTTACTTGTGATGGTCAAGCCTAAATACTTGCCGTATTGCTGCGCGTCACTCTTGTACAGGGCGTAACCGTTGGACGTAAGCCAACCAATAGTTACGTTAGTGTTATTTTTCCAAGGTATAGCTGCACCGCTATTGTTATACCAAATAACACTGTTGTCTAGCGTGTAAACCGGGCTAGAACCTCTTTCACTATCTACCGTTACGTTGATAGATGCTGCGTTGGCAAGTGTGGCTTCTATGCCAAACTTCAGAGCCTGTTTTGTGCGGATAGGGTCACCCATAGGCATTAGGGCCGTGCGGATAGTGCTGGCTACATTGCTAGTGGAGTCGCTGTACAAGCGGTAGAGGTCTGTACCAGTAGTGCCGTACAGGTTAATCAGCCCGGACAGGGGTACAGAGGTAATGTAAGTCAGGCTACCTTGGCTAGTAATAAACCACTTCTTCTCAAAGAACACCGCCTGTATAGCACGAGGGCTAGATAGCGGGTCATTGTAGGTAAAGGAGAAAGCTGCACACAGGATGTTGTTTAGCAGCACCTGACCAGCAGATACCGGCTTTGTGAAGTCTATGTACGGGAAGATACCATCTAGCTGGTCTGAAATCTTACTGGTAGTAGAGCCAACCAAAGCGTATATACCGTAGTCGTTCATGAACAAAACAGAACGGAAGTACGGGAAAATGGCGTATATACGTTTTGTACCTACGCTGGCGCTGACATTGGTATTGGTAAACAGGGTTGCGCCGCTGGTGGTAACCCGCACATCCGAAAACACGTTGATGCTGTCATCACCAAAGATGTACAGGAAGTTGTTGGCAGACAGTGTGCCTTTAATGTTGCCGTGCAACGTGGAGTCTGTAAGGGTTAAAGAGCCAGCAGACACAGATGTGAAGTCACTGTAGCTACCAGCCGCAGAGTAATACACAGTACGTCCAGCCGCTACCCACACCCTGCCAGAGAACGTAGAAACATCTACTATCTGGTCAAGGTTAATCACCCCGGTAGCAGTAGCACCAGAGCCGGGTACACCGCTGCTGTCAGCAATAACCACCGTTACGTTAGACGTAGAGGTGTATCCAGCGCCGGGGTTGGACATCAGAATCTGGGTAATCTGACCACCGCTGACAATGGCGTTGGCAGTTGCCCGTGTTGTCCAGCCGGTTACGTCTCCAATAGTCACTGTGACGTTGGAAGAGTTGGTGTAGCCAGTGCCAGATGTGTTCATCACCACAGACACTGTGCCTGTCTTAAACGTGACTAGCGAGGCAATAGCGGTAGCACTGGTATTTGCGCCACCACCAGAAATGGTTACGGTAGGAGGTAGCGTGTAGCCTTGACCAGCGTTTGTCAGAGTGATTGTGGTGACTACATTGCTTCCTGCAACATTGCTGATAGTTGCAATAGCGGTAGCTTGTACGTTGCCGGTAGTCTCCTGCGGGGCAGAGAGGGTAACGCTAGGGGTTGTAGTAAAGCCAGAGCCAGCGTTTCTAACGCCTATAAATCCTACAGCGCCTATGCTGGAGACGTTAGCGCCATCCCAGCTAAACAATCCCTTGTCTGGGTCACCAATGATGACGCGCTGGTTCTTGTATTGGGTGGCAGATACGTTGGCAGAAGAGAACGTACCAGCAGCAGCTACATTGCCTATGTTGGCGGTGTTGCTGACATCTAGCTTGACGTACTGCGCCCCACCGTTGGCCTCAAAACCAAGGATGTAGTCGTTAACATCAATGTTGCCAGAGGTAAGAAAGCTAACTGTGTTGGCAAAAGCAATGACGTTGCCACCAGTGTCTTTGACGGTAGATTGAGCGGGAACAATCTTAATGTTGCCAAAGCCAATCGGCATGGCGTTCTCAATCCACGCGAACTCATCCTCTTTTATCGCCGTTCTATTAGCCTTGGTGTTTAGGCTAGTGAAGTTCTTGACGACAGCATACGACTTTTTTTGCTCTGCTGCTGCCATGATTAGTACGGGCTAGAGTAAGGGTCAGGAATGCGGCGCGTAAATACAGAGTTCTGTACAGCGTTGACTTGCTTGCTGTACTCTTGTTTGTAGATTTCAGCCTCACCATAGCTTTGTTCTTTGTACTTGGCTTTGTAGGCTGCGTAGAAGGCCACAGGGCCAGTGTACGGGGCAACGATGGTGTCAACCACGCTAGGAGCAGATGTTAGCAACGGCGTAGGCATGATTACCGTGTCTAATTCAATGTAATAGCTTTGGTCTGGAATAGGAGAGATGTAAATCTGACCCTGACCATACGTTGAGAAGCAAATAGGCCTGCC